CCACTAGTAGTCGTCCTGACCACATTACTGATGCGGTGACAGTGACACTGCACAACTTAGAGGTTGCTAAACCCCCCGTTCGGTTGCCACATCCGAACTCCCGGCCGAACTGCTCGGCTCACACATAACGCTGACGTGATTTGTATCGCTTCACCGACTAACTGGTCACGCCCGACATCGAACTGCGCCACCACGCGGTGATCTACCCACGTTTCCGTGTGTGCTGGCCCGCACCGTGCGACTGGTGTACGCCCTTTCCACTTGTCCTCGAGTGGTGCAGTCGTGTTAGTATCACGACACTGTTGTTGTTCCCGAAGGCCGTCCCCCTCACGTTGCTAGCGTGGGGAAGAAGGGGCGGCCTTCGGTGTTTACAGTAGCAGGTTCAGTCTGAGTGATGCCAATTTTTGGTTTGCTGAGAAATAGGTAGACTGAGAACATGGACTTGCAATTCCCGGTGCTGCATCCGTCAATGCTGCCGCCTGACCCTGATTGCTGTCGTCGTGTCTTTGCCGTACTGGATGGCAAAGGTGAAGGTGACGGCAAGCCTCGAGGGTTTCTTGCGTTGGTAGATCCATTGCCACCTGTGGCGTAGGGCTTACACTTCGACACATGGCTCCCAGTGGACGTTCCATCGTTGACATCGGCATGGAGATCCTTCGCGCAGAAGGTGCCATTCCGACGGTGACTCCTGCTGTCGAGATGGCCGAACCAAAGAAGCCAACTGAGACTGAACTCATGGGTGCGCTTGCTGATCAGTTGGAGCGTATGGCTGATCGTTTGTCGTTGGCCGAAGCTGTGGCAGACATGCAGACGATGCTCAAAACGCTCACGAGCCAGGTGGCGTTGCTGAGTGATCTTGTTGCCAAGCCTCGTGTCAAGGTGCCGGTGCGTGATGAAGCGGGACGCATCACTGAAGTACGTGAAGTGATCGAACGAGATCCGTATGCCGATCTGTGACGCGTGGTACGAAACTGCGCTGGATAGCTGGCTCGGTTCGCAGCAGTCGTGGGTCGGCCTTCATGTGAGTGAGCCGGGACCAACTGGCGAGCTGGGTGGCTCAGTAGACCGCAGGCGAATGCAGATTCGCTGGGGTAACCGGCAAGGTCTACGCGTTGCCTCGGCAAATACGCTGACGTGGGACAACGTGCAGGGTGTACCGGGGTTTCCACAACGAGTACGGTGGCTGTCGCTGTGGGACTCTCCCGAGCAGGGGCGGTGCTGGTCGTGGGCAGAACTGCTGCCGATTACCGTTCCTCATGGGGCAACACTAGAAATTCCTGCAGGCATCGTGTTCAATCTGCCATTATGGGCTGACATGAAAGAGAGCTACTAATGAGTGTCAAGTACGACGTGCATGTGAATGGTGTTCCAACGTGGCAACATACCGAGCAGCATTACAACGGGCTCGAGGTGTTCCCTACCGAGTATCAGGTTCGTCCGACGAGCGGTGTGGTCACGTTGTTTTTGAACAACCAGTGCATTGCGAACATGGTGTCGCTAGAAGAAGAAGAGAACATGATGGCCGCTCTTGAAGCCATCCGCATTCAGGAAGGTAGCTGAACATGGCCCTCTCACTTGCAACGACGTTGCGTAACAACCGACTTGATGCAATCACTACGTTTGCTGGGGCCAGCCCCATCATTCGCATTTATTCGGGTACGAGGCCGGCAACTGGTGGTACTGAAACGACCATCCTTGCCGAATGCGTGTGCTCGGCCACTATGGCCCCCGGTGCGGCGAGTGCAGTGCTCACGTTCAATGCTGTAGCCAACGATACGTCGGCTAACAATACTGGTACGGCAACGTGGGGTCGGTTGGTGAAGTCGGATGGGACCACGTTTGTCCTAGATTTCTCGGTATCGACTACTGGTTCGGACATGAACATGACGACCACTTCGATCACTGCAGGTCAGCCGGTGGCTATTTCCTCCGTGTCGATCACTGAAGCCAATGCGTAAGTCATGGCCGACTCAGACATTGCGATCACAGCCGGGACAGGCACTAAGGTAGACACTCGTACCGTCGGCGCTGGGACGGATGAACATCGGCAGGTCGTAGTCATTGGTGACCCGGTTTCTACTATTGGTGTCGCCTCTGTTGATTCCTCGCTTGGCTTATCAGTGGCACCCCGTCGTGATGTGGTGGCGGTGTCAACGACGATCACCAATATGACCACAGGCACGACCGCCTACGCTGCGGGCGACCGGGTCGGCAGCTTAACAACTCCGACCCTTGGAGCGTTCCAATGGTCAGGGTTAGTCCGAAACAGTGGTGGCTACGGGAGCATTATTGGAGCAACGGCATCATCACAGCAAGCTGTGATCCCGTTGGCTCTTTATCTGTTCACCGTTGCTCCGACAGTTGGCGCATCGGATAACGCGCCCTGGACTGTTACGATTGGATCGCCTGCCGGTTTTACGCTTGCGAACGCGGTTGGCGTGGTGTCGTTCGGCTCAACTCGTGCAGGTGCGGTTGGCGGCATGATTGCACCAGCAACCACTGGTGTGTACCTTCCATTCAAGTGTGATGCTGCGAGTTCAAGCACTTCGTTGTATGGAATAGTTCAGGCTACGGGAGCATCAACAGCGTTCCCTTTCAGTGGGTCTGACCTCATCATCACGCTGTACGTGGAGCGTTACTAATGGCTCAACTGTGGGGCCACACTTGGCGGTTTACCTACAGTGGTGCGACCACCTACGCCGCCGCACCTGCGGTTGGGCAACGAGCCTCGTTTGACTGGGGTGACGGCGAAGGAGCCTACGGGGTGGTCGTCGCCAAGACCGGGACGGCGGCGTCGGGCACCATCGACGTGCGAGTCTCGTACGACACCTATGGGTTTCTCTACAGTCCCGACGCAGGCACTACCAATGTTTCAACGGACGACGGCGTGTCCACACTGTACTGGCAGGCGTTATCCCCGACATTCACGCAGTTGCTGTCAGATCGCACCAATGTTGGACTCTCACTTTCCTACGGCAGCGCCGTCAACAACGTTTTTGTCTGCGGATGGTGGCGACCGAATCCAGTCACCAACGGTCGAGTGTTGTTTTCCATCGGTGGTCTAACCGTTGAAGTGTTCAGTGGTACTGCCTTGAAACTGTCCACAACCAACGCATCTACAAATGGTTCATGGACTGCAACAGCAACAGACGCAACTGGATTTTTCAACACATGGAACTTTATCGCCGTGCTGTTCAACGGTTCAAACTCGGGGCCGACGGGTAACTGGCGGGCATGGCACGCTCGCGCCGGAGGCTGGCCTGAAGAAATGTCAGTATCACTGACGACATCTCCCATTGGCGTATTTCAGACTGGATCAAACTTTCTATACGTGGGTAACAATCCTACTTCGACCTTGAACTGGCGTGGCGAGATCGGTCCCATGTGGGTTGTAGGAGAAACAAGACCTTCAACCGGTTTGATGCCATTTGGTGAGGGCAACCTGATTTCTGCATCCGAAGCAGCATCATTTCGTGACAACGTGGTGATCCCGTTCTTTCAGGGAAACCCGCCAACCACGTCAGCAGGTTCAATGGAATGCGTCATCGTCGCCAATGACGGAACAGATCCGGTCGTTGTCTCTCAAGGATTGACACCCACAATCTCAATCGCCACTATTGGTGGTCCCTTAGCTGGCACCCAGACGGGCAATACCACGTTTACGCCACCAACAACAGGGGGATCAACTTGGCCGTCAAGTGGGTCAAGTAGCCAAACTTCTCAACGCGGCCTATAAGGGGGCGACATGAGCCTGCTGCTCCTGCTCAAGTCGCCAGCAGCGCCGGCAGCCCCCAGTGGCACGATCGCTGTCACGTTGGCGGCGACAACGATCACGGCATCCGGTAACCCGATCGTCACTGCGACCACGTCGGTCACGCTCGCCAACGCAACAATATCGGCGTCGGGTAGTTTGATCGTTACCGGCAGTGTTGCTGTCACATTGGCAAATGCAACGAGTACCGCCACCGGCACCTCGACGGTCGTTGGGTCGGTTGCGGCGACGCTCGCAAACGCGACGATGTCGGCATCGGGTGTACCGATCATCAAAGGCACCGTTGCTGTCACGCTTGCCAACGCAACAATGTCGGCGTCGGGTGCAGGTGCAAATGCAACTGGCAGTCTTGCAACAACATTAGGTGCAGCAGTATTTGCTGGATCGGGCGCAGGTGCAAATGCAACAGGCAGTATCGCTCGAACCCTAAGCCCAGCAACCTTTGCTGCTACTGGTACAGGCGCGAACGCAACAGGAACGCTTGCGGCCACGCTAAGTCCTGCAACGCTTAGTGCGGTAGGTACAGGCGCGAACGCGACGGGAACGCTTGCGGTCACACTAAGCCCAGCAACCTTAAGTGCCACAGGTACAGGCGCAAACCCTACGGGAACGCTTGCGGCCACACTAAGTGCCACAACCATTGCTGCCACAGGTACAGGCGCAAACGCCACAGGCAGCATTGCCCAAACCCTTAGTTCTGCAACATTTGCTGCTACCGGAACAACAACTGTTATTGGCAGCAGCACAACTACTTTGCAAGCAGCAACCCTGGCTGCCACCGGTACGCCAGTAGCAACAGGCACGTTCAGCAGCACGTTAAGTCCTGCAACACTCAACGCGATTAGTGCTAGTGCAAACCCTACTGGCAGCATGGCTTCCACGTTGGGTGCGGCAACACTCAACGCAAGCGGCACCACCACAACAGTAGGCAATGTTGCAGCCACACTTACTCCAGCAACACTTGCCAGTAGCGGAACTGGCGCTATCCCTATTGGTACGTTTACCGCAACGCTAGGCAACGCAGTATTTGCAGGTAGCTCGAGTCCTGTAGCAACACCAACCGGATCGTTTGTGACGGCACTAGCTGCCGCAACAATGAATGCCAGTGCAGTAACACCGCCTACTGGAATTTTGATAGCAACACTTGAAGCAGCCATCTTGCAAGCTGCTGGACAACGTGAACTGCCATCTGCGCCAGGACCAGGCCCTCGCAAACAAGGCAAAGTACGAGGCAGAGTTTCAACAACGGTTCGGGCAGCATCACCAACTATTCGTGGCCGTGTCACTATGCCAGAAACACGCCAGATAGTTGTACCGATGTTGGCGTTTGATCTTGTTGCAGATGATGAAGTCCTCATGTTGCTTGCCTAAATCGCTTATGCTGTGACTGCTCATCACATCTGAAGCGATTGGAGGCCCAGAGATGGCAGCAGTGACCACGGCAAAGCGCACCTTCCACACCACGGTGGGTGCGACCCAGGAGACGAGTGCGCTAACCGCACCGATTCGTCAAGTGGCGATCACCAACACCCACGCAACGCAGACCCTTACGGTTTTGGTCGCAACCGATCAGCAGAGCTCGGCTGGCGCGCTTACCAAGGCGACGGCATTGACCGCCACCGCTGGTGTGGCAGAGTCGTTCGTGATCAACCCCGGCAAGCGTGAGGTCGTCTATAAGTCGCCCGCCGCCCGCTACGTGGGGCTCGCCGTCATCGCATCAGGCGCTTCCACGCCGATGGATGTCCACGGCACCGACTTCTTCGACTGAGGTCATCCGACACGGCGATAAGACTTAGGTCACATGACCTGGGTCTTATCGCGTGTAAGCATGGCTCGATGAAAGTCTCCAGCACAGCCAATCGTGCACGTAGTGGCCAAGCCGCCGACGCGCGCGTCCGACGTGAAACCTTCCTTGATCTATTGAAGGAAGGCCATACCATCGCGCAGGCGCTGGCCCATGAGAGTGTTGGCGTCAGTCACGCTGCGTATAAGCAGTGGCGTCAACGTGACCGACACTTTGCAGCCAACGTAGACATTGTTCGCGCAGGTCGTGACTCAGTGGTTGATCAGTGGAACGGCAGTGTTGCGTCGTTCTTCCAGACCTACTTTGGTTTTGCTCCGTCTCCCTTTCAGCTTATTTTCATTGAAGAACTGGAACGAACGCCTCCCGGCAACATCCTGCTGGCGTTGTGGCCGCCCGAACATGGCAAGACAACAACGTATGAGAACTACGCAACCATGAAGTTGGCTACGACGCCCGAGTGGCGTTCGACGGTTGCTTCCGAAAACCTCACGATTGCTACCAAGATTGTCTCGCGTGTTCAGAAACGGCTCGAGCCAGAAGGTCCGTATCCCCGTTTTGTTGCTGATTGGGGACCGTTCAAGCCGCAGACCGGCATGGGTTCAGGCAACAAGATTGCTCAACCATGGGGATCGACCTACTTCAACGTGTTCAAGAAGCAGACGCAGGATGAGCGCGACTACTCCATGATGGCACTTGGTATGGGCAGTTCGATTGTGTCGACGCGTACTGACCATCTACATGTTGACGACTTGCAATCAACCAAGACACTTGGACAGACCGACAAGATGATGACGTGGTTTCGACAGGACGCACTATCTCGTCCTGGTGAACATGGCATCACCACCATTGCTGGTACGCGTGTGGGAGAAGATGACTTCTACTCACGGTTGATGGAAGATGATGACCTTGATGGCATTCTGAAGGTCATCAAGTTCAAGGCGATTATGACGGACTACACCGATCTTGAAAATCCGGTGCAGACACCGTTGTGGCCTGAGCGGTACACGCTTGACATGCTTGACAGACAGCGACGCAAGGTTGGTCAAGAAGCGTGGGATCGCAACTACATGCAAGAGCCCGGCGCTTCGCAGTCGGGCGATCGCACCTTCACTGATCAAGCCATCGAGCGTGCATTGAATCCGCAACTCTCGTTGCTTCATCGGTGCAGCCGAGGCAGCATCGTGTACGTCGGGCTAGACCCTGCATTGGGTGGACAGAACACCGTCATTGCGTGTGAGCTGGGTCCGTCAAAGCTCATCGTGCGAGCAATTCACGAACATGCTCGACTCATGCAAAACGAACAGATCATGTCATTGCTGAATGAGTCCGTGTCATGGTGCAATGCCAGTGGCGCTCGCGTTACCGATGTGGTCATCGAAGCAATGAACTTTCAACGTGGCCTAGCTCGAGATGAGCGACTGATGGATCTGTCCTATCAACATGGCTTTGCAGTACGAGAACACCTGACTGGCTCCAACAAGTACGACGAAAGCATTGGCATTGCGTCGATGGTGACATCGTTCTTGGCTGGCGAGGTGGAACTGCCTTATGCGGAGGATGACTACACCCGGTTCCAGATGGATGAGATGATCCGACAGTTGAAGGCATGGAAGCCGGGCAAGCGAGGCAATAAGTTGCGTCAAGACCGCATCATGGCGTTGTGGTTTGTGTGGATTCTGTGGCGGTCTCGATGGAAGTCAATGGACACTGCACACGGCAATGCTGATGCGTGGCGTCGCAAGGGCCTACCCTATGGAGGTACAAGGACAGGACTTGTGCTTCCGGCAGGAGTGCGACTGTGAGAACTTTCGATGAGATCGTCCAGTTAGTACTGGACATGCAACGCCTCCAAGGCCCGACCATTCAGCGGATGAAGGATGTGCTTGATCGCTATGACGGTGATTGGGTGCTGCCGATGGTATCGGTAGCCGATGAGCCGACGCTACCGCCCTTGACTCCGATGTTGGTAGGCGACGCCGTTGATCACATGGCCATGGCTGCATCATCCGTACGACCTACTGTGACTTGCGCAGCCATTGACCCTCGTAAAGACACAGGCAAGAACTCCAAGGCACAGGCAACCAAGCGTCGTCGAATCATCAATGCGACCTATCACCAGTCCAAGTGGAACCTTGGTCGTCGCCGTTCGTTCCGTCAGTTGGCCGCTTATCACACGACTTCGATTGTCGTCGTGCCGAACTTCACCTCGGGCTTGCCCAGTATTGAAGTCAGAGATCCACTCGGCACGTATGTGGAGCCGCAGGCTTTCGAGCAACTGCGAGTGCCAGAGTACGTGGCGTTCACGACTCGTCACTCGGGCGAATACCTACGTTCTCGATATCCCAAGGTGCGCTCCGAGAACGGCGGGCCCATCGAACGTCATGGTGTGGAGATGTTGTGGGACTGCATCGAATGGCTCGATACCGAGCAGACTCTCTTTGGCTTGATTGGCCCCGTGGAGAATCAGGGAATGCACATCAATCAGCGCAATGCCGTTGCGCCGTGGATGCAGTTGTCGCCGTCGTTCCCGAACAAGGCTGGACTTGTTCCAGCTGTAGTTCCCCACAACGTCAGCCTGGGCAAGATTGCTAGCCGTATCGGTTCGATGTTGGGCAACGTCGATCTGCAGGCAAAGCTCACTGCGCTAGACATTTTGGCGCAGGAGAAGGCAATCTTCCCCGACATGTACGTCATTGGCCGGCAGAACGCCATGCCGCAGATTGTCGGAGGCGGCTGGAAGGATGGCCGCAGTGGCGAGACCAACGTGCTGATGGATGTTGAACAGGTTGGCATGTTGCGTTCGACGCCTGACATGCGCACCACGCAGTTGGTCGACCGACTGGAACGGAACTTCCGTACCTCGGTGGGTCTTGTCCCTCAGATGGGCGGCGAGACGTATGGGGCTCTTCGGACGGGCCGAGGCATCGACGCTCTGATGGGAGCAGCAGTCGATCCTCGCGTGCAGGAATTGCATGAGATTGACGAGGCGTATATGCCTCATCTGAACGAAGCAATCTTTGCTACCTACGAGGGTTACTGGCCCAGCAAGAAGTTCACGCTCTTCTCGGGCTGGCCGGGTGACATGGGGCAAGTTGAGTTCGTGCCGAGTGAGGACATCGAGACGCGCAACAACACTGTGTCGTACTCGATTGCTGGCGCAGATGTGATTCAGCAGACTCAGATTCTTGGTTCGCTTCTTGGTACTGGAGCAATCAGTCGGCAGACCTTCCGATCAAAGCATCCATATATCGACGATGCCGATGCCGAAGCTGCACTGGTTGAAGAAGAGCAGATCGAAGAAGCCTTGAAGCAGTCGATCTTGCAGAAGCTCACTAGTGGGCAGATGCCGCCGCAGGTTGCCGTCATCATCCGAGACGAGATGAAGAAGGGCAAAGACATCTTTGCCGCCGTTGACGCTGCGGATCGCAAACTGCGTGAGCAGCAAGCAACACAGGCACCGCCCCCCCCTGAGGGCATGGCAGCAGCGCCTGAAACGATGCCAGGCATGGCAGCCGAGAGTCCTGCGCAGATGGTGCAGCAACAGCCGGCTCCTGGTGAACTGCCGCCCGAGCAACAGCAGATCAGTGTTCCCGGTGATGTGAGTCGGATGCGTCAGTTGATGCAGACCATGGGAGCGCAGTGACATGCCTCGAGCGCGCAAAACTCAAAGCGGCGCACAGGCAATGACGACGCAGCAAGTTCCAGGCCAGCAGTACGGCAAGGGCGTTGAGCAGGTTGCACTGCAGAATGCCATGCCAGCTCCGCAGGCGCCGTCGGTGGCGTCTCCGCTTCCACAGCGGGGCCCGCAGCCCGGTAGTCCCACCCCAGCCGCAGGCGCAGTTCCCCCCACTGCCCCATCGGCGGCGTCTGCTCCTATTGACCCAATGGCTGCCTTTGCTGCACTCAAAGACAAGGTAGGAGTGCTCAATGGCTCAACCACTCGGCCAATGGAACCCGTCACCGCCGGCCTTTCGACTGGACCAGGTGCTGGCCCCGAAGTCTTGGGTCTAGCCAAAGGGTCACCACTGGGAGACACACTCCGTCGGCTATCGTCTGAACTTGGCGACCCGATGTTTGCCGAACTCGCGCGGAAGGCACGTTTGTGACTGACTTCTCTCTCACGGATGCAATTACTGGTATCCGTGGTCTGAGTGCAAACAGCCGCAGTCTCGAGTCATTTCAGACTCAGAATGGCGTGGCAATGCGCATTCGCGCACTCACGCGTGTGAACCCATACATGGGCCAGCGTCCTGATGTGTTGATGTCAATGGCGCAGTCACCACTTTCAACTGCAGACCTTGTTGACCATGGTGCAGCGATGTTTGGGATGCAGGCATCTGACTCCATCAAGACACTGATGGAAGGCATGAGTCCTGCATCTCAACGAGCTACATGGGCTTCGTTGACACCAGGTCAGCAGCAATCGTTGAAGCAACAGGGGTTCTCGCCCACTGAACGTGATGAAGGTTCCATCCTTGGCACGGTGATGCAACCAATTGGTTTTGTCGGCAACAAGGTCATCAATGCCGTGCAAGAAGTCGGCTCAGTGCTACATGTTGGCGATGCGCTCGATGCAATGATGTGGCTGACTGATCAGCCTGCTCACCTTTATCGCGCTATCCGCACGATGGATGACAGTTCTCAGTGGGCTGCACTTGCCGGTGCTGCGCTGGCTGTCGGTGCTGTTGCGACTGGTGGCTTTGGCTTGCTTGCAGCCGGAGCTTTGATTGGCGAGGGCACACTTGCAACCGTTGGTGCACTGGGTGCTGGGGCTGCAATTGGTGGCACGGCTGCTGCTGCTGCCACTGCGCCTACTGATTGGTATCACGCATGGATGGACAGCCGACAGGGCGAGCGCACCTTTGATCGAGCCAGCCAAGAACATGCCAAGTCCATTCTTGGTGATCCTCGTCTTGTCAATCTGTCGCATGATCTCGCTTACCTGTTGCCACAAGATTATTCACTGACCGACTTGGCCAAGGAAATGGCAGGCACGGCCGACCCCACGATAGAAACGCAGACCTCCATCCTTGCGGATGTTGCAGCCAAGTTTGCTGCTCGTGGTACTAACGAGTTCCAGAAGGTCATGGGCGGCATGGTGCAGCTTATTCAAGATCCATCGTTCCAGCGTGCAGTACGCACACTACAGAACGGCAAGATCAGCATCGGACGTGACACTGCTGATGTGATGGGCTTTGCTCCCGGCACGCGTTGGCACACGCTGGTCTCTGGCTCCATTGACGGCATGATGCAGTTTGCGCTTGACCCGATGCTGATTGCTGGTCGAGTAGGCGAAGCCGTGGCCTTTGCGCGTCGTGGCATTCCGGTATCAATGGGCGAACAAGCCGTCGATCGCTTCTATCAGATTTTCCAGAACAACCGTGGCGTGCAGAAGATGCACGAAGCAATTGCAGCGGCTGTGGAATCTGGCGACTATGCAAAGATGCGAACACTTGCGCCAACCATGAAGGAGCGCTGGACGGAACTGCTCTCATATCGAGATGAGTTGGTGCGCACAGGCAAGTTGAAAGATCGTGCGTTTGAGGTCAAGGATTTCCATGACTGGATGGTCGGCCAGATGCATCTTGAACCGTTGATGCAGGGCTTTGGCACGGTCCGAGGCATGAACAACGGCGTGATGCTGGCGCAGCTTGGTCGGCAGAACGAAGCATGGCGAGCAGTTGCTGGTCGAGTTCGTGCGTTCACTGATGGCTTGACCGACATCAAGATGGAAAACAATCTCCTAGAGCAACTGGCTGCCGGTGGCAACTCTGCGCTCAAAGCAATGTTGCCTGAAACGGTCTTTTACGATGTGGCCAAAGCAGCAACGGCTGGTGAGCTCAACGACATTCGTAAGGTTTTGGCTGACAACGTAGAAGCGTTTGCGCGACTTAACGGAAAGCAACTTGAGACGTACGGCACCTTGGCTAACGATCTTGGAACCAATACCTCGGTAATGGAAGCGTTCCGTCCTGGCCATGAGGCAATGCTCGCTCGGTATAACCAACTGACGAACAACGCTGGTTTGGAAAAAGCATTGACCATCAGTGACGTCACGCCTGAGTTGTTGCAGGAGTTTGCACTTCGCAACGAACAGTATGGTTTCACGCGATTGGTCGGACGAACCGTGGGTTCCGTAGTTCCTGGCGCAGCATCAGTTGGTGAACTTCTTACCAAGATGACGACGATGGTTCCTGCTGGCAAGGCTATTCACCTTGTGGGTTTCAATGCGGCTGAGGACATTCATGCAATGACTGAGTTGGCCGGCCTTACGGGTATGCCTCAGTGGCTTCGCAAAGAGTGGGCTGACATGTTGCTGTATCAGCCGACGGTCGGCTTGCGGATGACGTCGATGCAGGCATTTGTTGATTCGATGTTGACCACGGCAGGCATTCGGTCAATGCCTGAAGGCGAAGAACTTGCCAACAAATACCTGAAC